GTATGCTTCGTCGAGCATATCAATGTATTCCTCCATCTGCTGTCCCTTTTCTCCGTACTGAATGCTTTCCGGGAGGTTGTCGTGAGCCTCCTGCTCTTCATCCTTCACGCTCTCAATGATTCCCTGTGCCTTCGCAATCAGTTCAGATGCCTCCTGAAGCTGTTTCCTTCTGATCTTATTCATTCTCTTCTCTCCCTTCTTTCATGAGCCAGATGCTCTCATCCTCGCTGCACACTCCGAAGTATTCATCTGTTCTTGTGAAGAAAAATTCAATTCCATAAAACTGCTTGATTGCCAGTTTGAACACTTCCCATCTGTCCTGACAGCTTCTGCAAGTGTTATCCCAGTATTTGAAGCCGAGTCCCTGATCTGGATTTCCGATTCCCGGTGTTGCTTTTCTTCTTTCGTCAATGGCCTTGTCCCATGTGCGAATAGTTTCTTCTAATTCGCCGCCCATTTCTGTCTTCATGAATTTCTCTTTATTCAGTTTCATGTCTGTTCTCCTTATATGTACTCCCCGGCATTTCCGCCGGGGCCTGTTCTATGCAGTCAGTCCTGCCTGCTTTGCCATCTGCAATCCGATCATGATTCCTTTGACTTCACGCTTCTCGCCGCTGGTCAGCTGCTTCAGCAGTGAAATCATTTCCTCAATGTCTTCGGTTTGTTTCTTCAGTTCCTTGTTATCCATTTCAAGAGTTGCTGCTGCCATGTGTGTTCCTCCTTTCTTTATGCTGTCACTGGCTCGTAATCTTCGAGCAGTTCCTTCAGGTTCGCTTTTCTCCAACGATGGAGCCGTCTGTCTCCTGTGATATTCTTCACTGGTTTCGGAAGTGGTTCACCTGTTACGACGTTTCTTTCCCAGTACAGGTACTGCTTCAGTGAATTGTGATAATGTCCATCGTTATGCACTTCTATGTATTTGTTTGAGTTCCTTCGATTTCTGTATACCTGAATCGTTGTCACTGTTGTTGCCTCCTTTATGATGATGTGTGTTTATCTGTGCCCTATGCCTACATTATAGTGCCCTATGCTCACGTTGTCAACTCTTTTTTGTCCCCTTTGCCAACTTTTCTGATTGACTTTCTTTTTATGCAGTGGTATTCTTTGTTTAGAAAGGAAGGTGAATGCAATGACGCAAGGCGAGCGTGTAAAAGAGATCAGAACCGTTCTTTCCTTAACGCTTGAAAAATTCGGTGAAAAATTAGGTGTTGGAAAGACGGCCATTTCTAAAATAGAAAAAAGCGAACGATCTCTCACTGACCAGATGGCGAAATCCATCTGTCGTGAATATAACGTGAATTATGACTGGTTAATGGATGAGGATGGAGAGATGTTCTCCGATCTGCCGCAGACTGTTCTTGATGAACTCTGCTTGCAGTACGAACTGGATGACCTCGACCGATTCATCGTCGAGTTATATGTCGGACTTCCGAAGGATGTGAGGGATGGCATAAAAGCGAGGGCGAAGGACCTTATTCAGAAGAGGAATGCTTCAGAAGAGAAAAAATAAAAAAGGGAACCCATCTGGATTCCCTTCTCTTCGTGTCGGCTACTGATATATGTATATGTACTTGATAAACTCATATATTCTCTTCAGGAGAGTTTCAGAGTCTATCTTGTTCAGCAGTCCGATTATTTTCTGCCGAATATCCATTTTCATCGCCTCCTTTTGAAAATATTACCATTTTTTTCAGGCTTCGTGAATGGGTTCGGCTCTCGTTTCCGTAATTACGGAAATCGTTCTGTGATCTGCGTATCATCGCAGCTCATGTGATATACTTATTTATATTCAGAGTCATAGAGAGCACTGATCTTCGTGTCAAGCGCAATCGCTATGGCTTCCAGTTGCCGGAGCGTCGGAGATGTCAGACCGTTCTCAATCGTATTCAGTGTCGTTTTGCTGATTCCGGTCATTTGCTCCAACTGCTTCAGTGTTACATTCTTTTTGATACGCGCCTGCCATGTTAAGACTTCCATGCGTAATACCTCCTATTATGCGATGTCTTTATTTTGGCGGCTTACATAGTGGAGGAGTTTATATGGGATTTCTCGTTAATCATTTTTTGAAGAAACAAGAGAAATTATACGATGAACGCAGGCAAAATCCTCCGCACCGTTGCCTTACATATGAAGTTCGCGGTATCAATCCGAAAACGAATAGAAAGAAGACGGTTCGGGTAGTCTGTGGCTCATGGGAATCTGAACAGGAGATTCTGTCTCGAAGTTCTCTTGTTGCTCCCTTTGAAGAATGTCATCCGTGCGATGAACCAGTCACAAATTCGCAGCTTGCACTGATGGCAAAAGAAAAGCTCCCTGTTCCTGAAGGTATAACCAAATTTGAAGCAACCAACATTATCACGCATCACTTCGATGAAAAGCCTTGCTTTCCTGAAGTGATTCCGCTGGATGTTTTGAAATATGCTGTCAGCCTCGGTGTTCTTATCCCTCGGTACATGGAACGTAAAGACGCGATTGAACTATTGCGGTATAAAGAAAAAGCATTAGGGATTCCGTCTTCCCTTAATAAATTCAAGTAAAATAAAAACGGCCATCTCGCCCAAGACAGCCGTTTCCACTGTGTCCTATGCAGCACATAACTTCATAGAATACTGATTCGCAACCTTTATTCTACCACGAAGTTGTGCTGCTGCATAGCTTTATTTTTTTACGCTTTTTTTACGGCAGAAAGAAGGTTTTTATGAATAGTACATACTTCAGACCGCAACCGGAACTCTTCGGCCTGCGTGTTGTTAAATATATACGTTGTTCCCATGACGGTCAGGTCCTTCATGGTGACACTCTGGAAGCGCAGGACGCTCTCCTCGATGAGTTCGTCAAAGTGAATCGCATGGTGCTGATTGACACTTTCATCGACGAGGCCCTGACTGCCCGGAAGAAATTCACTCGCCGGAAGGAATTTGTCCGCCTTCTTGATGGTGTCCGCTCTCGCAGCTTCGACATGATTCTCTTTACAAAACTTGACCGTTGGTTCAGGAATATCGGAGACTATCACAAAATTCAGGAGATACTTGAAGCAAACGGAGTCCAGTGGAAGGCGATCACGGAGTCCTACGACACCACCACCACGAACGGCCGCCTGCACATCAACATCCGTCTGTCCGTTGCACAGGATGAGTGCGATCGTGACAGCGATCGAATCAAAGACGTATTTGCGTACAAACTGAAGAATAAAACCTATCTTTCCGGTTCCCTTCCTCGTGGTCTGAAACTGGATGATGAGAAGCGCGTTATCATTGACCCGGAATGGAAGCAATTTGCTCTTGATATGTTCGATCATTTTGAACAGACCAATTCCAAGAGGGGGACATTGCTCTATCTGAAAGAAAAATACGGAATCTATTTGTGTTATGACACTATTTCCCGGAATCTTCGCAACTCTCTGTATAAAGGGATGTATCGTGATGACCCTGATTTTTGCGAGCCTCTAATCGAGCCGGAGCGATTCGACCGTATTCAGGTTTTAGGAAAACGGAACGTGCGTCAGCGTTACTCTAACCGAACATATATCTTCACTGGACTTCTGATCTGTTCTTCCTGCAATCATTATCTTGTAGGCCAGACAACTCACCGAACTCTTTCTGACGGAACCGAAAAGCACTATCCGTCGTATAGGTGCAATCAGAGGTATCAGTCACATAGTTGTGATCGGAACCGCAGTTGTCGTGAGGATTATGTCGAAGAATACCTTCTTCAACATATCCGCCCTGCTCTGTCCGAGTATGTGGCAGAATACGAAGTGACCGGAACGAACCCTGCTCGGAAGAATCCTGCTGCTGAAGCTGCGAAGATACGAACTAAGATGCAGAAACTGTATGAACTGTACATGGATGACTTGATTGATCGTGATACATATAAAAGGGATTATTCCGCTTTTCAGGAGAAACTGAAAGAACTGGATTCCATTGTTGTTGCTCCTTCTCGTGATCTTGCTGATCTGAAGAAGCTGCTTGAACAGGATTATGAGGAGATATACAGAACATTTTCTCCGCAGGAGAAGAATGCTTTCTGGAAGTCCTTCGTGCAGTCAATCACTGTTCACGAGGACGGAGAAATGGATATTGTTTTTTTATGATCTTGTTTCTACTAACTACGCACCGCCCGTCGGTACTGCGTAGTTAGTAAAAACGATTCTTTTGTGCAGTTTTGCTTTTCTCTGGCTCCGATCGGGGCGCGAT